CTCCTACTTTCATTCCTGCTGCTATTGCTTTATTATAATTTTCTTCAAAGCATGGGTCTACATATCCTCTTCCCTCTGTAATTTTAATATAACAAACTTCATAGCCTCTTTCTTTTAATTGATTTAAGTTAATACCTTTTTGCCAGTTGCTTATGTCTATTCCTTTAAAATTACTATCACTTCTACTTTGCATACTAATTCCTTCTTTCTTAAAATTGTTTATATAAATAAAAGAGCATAAACTATTGTCTATGCTCTATATTTTCTCTAACACTATCTTTCTTTTTCCCATCTCTTAATTGAATCAATGCATCTTTAACCTTCTCTGGAATTGGAACTCCGAGTGATGCTGCATTCTCTAATAAACTTATTCCTTCATTCGCTATATAGAAATAACAAGCTACTGTTCTAAATACCCAATTGCCTGTATTTAAAAGTCTATCTAACATTACTGCAACAATTAAAACTATAAATATTATAGCCTTCCTAGCTATTCCTTTTAGTCCAACACTACTACTTAGCTCCTTGTTTAAATAACCTCTTGTAAGTCCTGTTATGTAGTCCAGTACCATAAATACTATTAAAACAACTAAAGGAGTGTCCCATGCTCCGAATAACCATGTAAATCCAGTTCCTAATGCTACCACTCCTAATTTTAAATAATCAAATATTCTTTCCATTTAATCATCCTCTCTAAAATCAAACAAGCAATGATAACAACTATTTTAAATTGTTATCATTGCTTGTTTTATCTTCTTTATTTTCAATTGTTTTATTTTTATCTTCTAATACTTTTATTCTTTCTTCTAATTTCTTAAATTCTTCTAGTAAAGTTAAATTATTTTCTTTAACTTTTTCATTTAGCGTAGTTATATCACCTTCATTTTTATTAACTCGTTCTGATAAACCTGTATTACTTTTATCTAAGTTATCTATAGCTTCTTTATTTGTTTTTATATTTTCTGAACTTATTCCTGCTGATTTATTTAAAAATCCTACTGCTGCTTTATTGCTTGTAGTAAGCTTTTCTACTTCATCAAGAGTTTGTTTTAAATCTCTAAAGTTAACCTCTTCTAAATTGCTTACTCTATCAATGGCCTTATTAGCTAATTCTGTAGCATTTTTATTATTTTCTGCCATGCTATCTACTTTGCTATTAATATTACTAATATCTTTACTTAAGGTTTGCTTTAAATCTCCAAGCTCTATTTCTATATATTCTTTATTGATACAATCCCATCTGTATTTTACTACTTTTCTTTTTATATCAATATTCATTTCCTTATGTCTAACAGTTACTATATCACCTAATTTCACTTTTTCTAATGCCTTAAAATCCTTATACTCTTCTGTACTACTTAAATCTAAAAAATTAATTCTATAGTTAGTTTTAGGTAAATCTATATGATCTTTACTGAATAATTCTTCTGCTTTTATTTTTAATTGTCTTTTAATTTCATCAATAGTTATACCTTTCTCAGTATCTTCTTTTAAATCTGAAAAATGATATTCTTTTACTATTGGATTTATATAATCATTTATTAATGAACTATCTACATATATTTCATCAATCATAATACTTACATCTTTAGAACTTAATCCAGTTGGAATAACTCTAGTAACCACTTCACTATTATCATCATCTTTTTCTAATCCTAAAAGATTTTTCTTATATTCAATAATCACATTATTATCTTTACCAATGCTATCATTAGCAATTATTTTAAATTTATCTCTTAGTATCTCTGCATTATACATACTTACAATACTATTTTCTTCTGTTAATATTGCTTCTACTGGATTTTTTCTTATATAATAGGCATTACTTCTTTCTATTATGTTTGATGAACAAGTGAAATTATGTTTATAAAGTGTACTATTTAAAATGTCTTCCAAAGCTTGTTGACAGGTAGCAAACTTATGCCTACAATCCATTAAAAAATTAGCTACTAAATCAAAGAAAATATGTTTAGCATAAACTATTGTAGTATCTAAATTTTCTAATACTCTATATATTCTAAAAGGTTGCTCTCCATTTGGTGTTAATACTTTTATAATATTATCCTTAACCAAATATTCACTTTTATTATCATCTGTTGGATATTCTAATTCTAAGTTATAAAGTCCATTCATAACTTCCTCAACTTCACATCTATAACAATTTTCTAATATAGCAAGTCCATTACTAATAAACTTAGTTTCTTTAGAATCATAAACTATTATATATGTTTCTTTTTCAGAATCTTTTACTTTTACATATACATCTTTTCTTAATTCACTTTTAACTGCTATTTTTACTGTACTTTCAACACTAGCCTTATTTAATTCTCTGACAATTATTTTAAAATCTTTAGTAGTTTTTTCTGTTGGTAATGGACAATTAACATATATTTTTAAATTTTTAGTAGCCATAATATATACTCCTATAATTTAGATGTAATCGTAATAATGCACTCACCATCACCAACAGCGACTATTTTTCCATCTTCTGTAACTTTACATATATCAGGATTAGAACTTTTAAAATTGCATGCTTGAAAAGTATTAGCTGGTTCTAATGTTATTGATTTTCCTATATCCCATATCATACCCTTATTCATTTCTATAAATTCACCACAAGCAACTTTTATATCAGTTGCTTTAGGAGATTTAGGGACAGAGATTTCATTTTTATCTTTATAATCATATATATCGAAATTTGTAAATATAATGTCACTTTTAGCTTTTGGGCCTTTAGCCTTATATCTCTCCCAAGGGTCTTTTTCACCTTCTACCCAAGTATTACTCTCTTTATCCCATTTTTGATTAGTCGCATGACCTATAAAAGCATATTGGCTATAATGATATTCTATATAAAGTGGGCTATCTGCACTAACTACACTTAAATAACCTGATTCACAGTAAAAAATACAGTAATAAGGATGTAGTCCTTCTGGTAGTGGTGGTAATTTCTTTAATGCCATTATAAGCACCTCCAATTTGGTTTAATTATTATTTTTTCTATATTCCCATTAATATTAATTGTATTTTTCCCTCTTATTAGTTTTGGAAATTCTCCAATCATTCTATAACTCAAATTTTCTTTCTCTTTGTAACACTCCTTAATGCTTGAATCTATAGTTATACTTCCATCTATTTTTTCTAACTGAACTTTTTTATTGTTTATTGTTAAATCTATATCTCCAGTACCAAATACAGTTATTAAAGGTTTAGATGTTTCAACTAATATTGGTGAAACTATTTCAGTTGAATTAGTTATCTCAATTTCATTATTATCTATATAATATTTATAAGGATCACATACAAAAGTAACTATAAATTTCCCTATTACCTTTAAGCTTCTCTCTATATCCTTGCACTCTATCTTCTTAACTTTATAATAAAACTTGTCATTATCTGAAAATATAAGTTTATTATCATTTATGTTATAAAGCCAATTTGCTATCTCTGCTCCTTTATTTATAAAATCATTTTCTCCTGAAATAAAATTAAGACTTACTGATATTTTAATATCATTGTAAGTCTTATAATCTCTTGTTAAACTTCCATCTCTACCTTTTAAACTTTTAAGCTCTATATTTCTTTCAGGAATAGGAATATTAGGTCTTTTTACTACCTGTATTCCTAAATCAGTATTCTTTTTATTATTGAATATAAAATAAAACACCTAATCCTCCTTTCTAAATTCTAGCTAGTTCCTCATTAACCAATGGAGCTATTATTCTAGCTAGTCTTCTTCCATCAATTTTTATGTCACTTATATGCTCTACCTGTGAAAGAGCTATAATTAATTTTTCTACTATTCTATCAGCAATAGCTTCAATATTATTTGTATTTCCTGAGCCAATTACTTTTTTTACTGAGTTAGTAACTAATGAATCTAATTTGCTTAATGGAATTACAGCTTCATGTTCTTTTCCTTCTCCCACTAAGGCCATAGTTGCTTTAGTTACTATTCCCCCTTCTGCTAAAGCTGGTATCTGTGGAATATGAACTCCAAAATGTTTTCCACCTAAGCCTGGTACCCAATCAGGTATATCAAAACTTAATTTATTAACTCCCCTAATCGCCATATTAATCCCACTTATTGCAGCATTAATTGGAGATTTAATAACTCCACCTATTGCTCCAAATATAGAACAAACTATATCTTTTAATCCTCCAAATACTTCTCTCCAGTTCCCTGTAAATACACCTTTAAAAAATCTAATTAATCCATTAAATACACCTTTAACACCATTTATTATAGATTTTGTTTGATTTAAAAAAGAATTAATAGGAACACCTAACAAACCAAATGTTTGTGTCCAATCCCTACTAAATACACCTTTAAAGAAACTAGAAAATCCAGAAAATATAGATTTTATAGAACTCCAAACAGAATTTACTCCATTTCTAAACCATTCACACTTTGTATATAGAGTTATAAAAGTTGTAGCTAATGCTACTAATAATGTTATTACAATTCCTATTGGATTCATTGATAAAGCTAAATTCAAAGCTTTTTGTGCTACTGTCATTGCCTTAGTTGCCGTTGTTACTGCAATCTGTGCTACTTTATAAGCCAACATCTTTGTTTTATTAGCTACCCATATAGCTCCATTTTTAATAGCTTCTGCACTATTTATTATTATGGACTTTGTAAAATTAGCCATTGTTTTTATTCCATTTAATAATCCTTTTCCTAAGGCAACTAATCCTTTTCCAGCACTTTTTATAAGTTCTAAAGTAAATTTCCCTAATGATTTTGTAACATTAACTATTCCTTTTCCAAAGTTCTTTATACCTTGTGTAGTGGTTGTTATAAGATTTTTACTAAAACTTCCTATACTCTTAATCCCATTTGTAATTCCTTTTTTAAATATACCTAAAGCATTAGTACCATTTTTAATACCATTTGCAAAATTCTTTATAGCTCCTACACCATTTTTAGTAGTCTTAATCATATTTTTAGTAAATTCTATGTTACTTTTTATTCCTGTAGCTAATTTACTAAAACCACTTAATAATAAATTAGCTCCGACAAAAGATGCTCCAAAGCCAACTACTAATTTCTTTTGTCCTAAAGACATTTTATTAAATAAAGTAGTAACTTTACTTAAGCCTTGTGCTGCTAAGGATACAAATGGAGCTATAACATCTCCAAATCCTATTAAAGCATTTTTTCCTTGATTTAAAGCTGCTGTTAAAGAGTATTGAGTTGTACTACTCATTTTTTTAAATGCTTTTTCTGTAGCACCTGAACTATCATTCATCTGCTTTAACATATTATTAAAATCTTTACCACCATTTTCACTTAATAGTAATGCTGCCTTACCAGCCTCTGCACTACCAAACATATCTGATAATGATTTTTTATTTTTCTTAGCATATTCATCCATGCTATTTAAAACATCTCCAACACTCTTACCGTTTTTTATAAGTTCAGGAAATGTCTTTCCAGTTGCACTTTGCAAAGCCTTACTTGCTACAGTTCCACTTTTACCTAATTCATTAAGCATAGAGTTCATATAAGTAGTAGTCTCTGCACTTTTAACACCTTTAGCAGTCATTATTGCATAACCACTAGCAACTTGACTTAAATTTACTCCTAAAGACTTTGCAGTTGGTATAACCTTACCCATATCAGAAGATAATTCTCCAACTGTAACTTTACCTAAGTTTTGAGTTTGAATAAGAGTATCACTTACTTTAGTTACTTCACTTGCTTTCATTCCATATGAGTTTAATATTGTAGTCAAAATATCCAAAGATTGTCCTGCTTCTGCAAATCCTGCCTTAGCTAACTTGGTTGAGTTACTAACAAAGTTAACCGCATCACCAGTTTTTTGTCCAGCTGATATAGCATCATATACGTTATTAGCTATTTCATCAGAACTTATTCCAGTTTGATTAGACAAATTCATTATTCCAGCCTTTAAATCATCCAACGGAACTTCTGTATCATCTGCTATTGTACTTACTTTTGCCATACTTTCTTCAAAGCCTATACTTGCCATTGCTGCCGCAGTTCCAAATCCAGTTATAGCAACACTAGCTGGTTTCATTTTATCAGATATTTTTCCAGCTTTCTCTCCTGCTTTTCCTATTCCTTCTGAAAATTTATCTAACTTACTTTTTTCTAATTCTTTATTTACATCTTTAAGTGCTTTCTCATTTTCTAATAATGCTTTTTTACTATTATTAAGCTTAGTTTCTGCATTATTTAATTTAGAAACATTACTTTCTATAGCCTTATCATTTTTAGCATAATCCTCTTTTAATTCTTTAAGTTCTTTAGCTAATTCTTTAGATTCCTTACTGCTTTTGCCAGTTGCTTCTACACTTTCTTTATACTTCTTATTAGTAAGTTCAATCTTATCTGCTAGTTCCTTCTGTGTAGATTTTTGCTTATCCAAATCACCATTTAACTTTTTAAGATTGTTTCCTTGGGCTTCAATCATTTTATTTTGAATTTTAATTTTAGAAGTTAATTCTGATTGTCTACTTTTAAGTAAATCCGTTTGATTTCCAAAAAGTTTAGCCTGTGTATTAGCTAAATTATAGCTACTACTTACTTTCTTTAATTCTTGAGCCATCTGTTTCATTTGTTTTTGAAAATCACTAGAATTAGCTCCTATTTTAATATTTGCAGCCATATCATTCCTCCTTTCTAAATTTCTTCTGAGGTCTGAATGTTTTCTCTATTTTTCAATTCAAAATCTAAATAATCAAGTAACTCATAAATATCAATTTCATATGATTCCTTTATATTCATGTTTAATTCATTCTTAGCCAATTTAAAAATTATATTTAAAATATTAAGATAACTATCATAAATATCTTTTTCTATTTCCTCGTTTTCTTCTAAAGTGTTATACCCATACTCTTCATCATAATCATCAAATGCACTTTCTTCTTTTTCTTCTTGATCTATATTTAAAATATTTAAAATTCTTTCATTTATATTTTCTATATACTTTTTTATTAATAAATAGATATATATAATATCTAAAACATCTTCTTTCTCTAATTGTTCTTCTGTAAGCTTATTATCAAAAAATACTAATAATAGCTTATATATATTTATAAATTCATCTTTACTTTTATTTAGTTTTTTTAGTATTTCTAAAGACTTCTTGTATTTTCTACAATTAAAATTAAGTGTTCTTTGGCAAGAAATAGATATATCATATAAATCTACTTCTTGCCCCTTGTAAAAGCTTCATTTACTTTCTCTACCTTTTTATCAAGTTTCTCCATAATACTAAAATCTATTGATGTAAAATTAAATATTATGTCAGCTACATCCATATCATCATTTATATCATCTTCGGTAAATTGATTATCAAATATCTTTACAAGAACACTAACCATATTATCTAAATCTTCTTCATTGTATGACTTTCCGTCTTCTTGTTTAGATAAAATTTTATCTCTTAACTCTGAATAAGCTTTATATTTACTTCTTACTAACTTTCCTGAATCATACTCTTTATTCTTAACTGTTATCTTCATATAATCACCCTTTCAAAATAAAAAGAAGATAGAGTTAAGTAAATCTATCTTCTTTTAAAATTATTGCTTTTCTTTTACTTCACTTAAACTTTCTTCTTGTGATTTAGTAGCTTTAACTAACTCTGGAACTTTTGAAAACCAATTCTCAATAGCACTTTTAGCATCTTTATGCTCGTCTAGTAAGTAAGTTTCATCTACTTCTATCTTATAATTACCATCTTTATCTCTAGCATAGAATGTCCCTTTCATCTTAGAAGTCTGTGTCTTTACTTTCTCCTGCTCTGTTTCAAAGTTCTCTGTCCATCCCTCATTAAATTTACCACAGTAGTGCCATATAAATTCATATTTACCATTTGTATTTTTAGCTCTCCATCCTATAGCCACTTCTGGAGTTTTATCATCCTTGTTATAAACTAAAAAACCATTCTCATATAAAGCTCCTCTAACCATTGACTTATCTTCTGGTGAAAGTTTATTTACATCAAACTCTATTTCTGTGCTTACATAACTCTCAATTACCTCTTCTACTCCATCATCTGAATAAGTTTTTTCAACATTCTTCTTAACTGTTTCTTTTACACTTATTGAACGTCCTAATTTTATAGGAGTCTCTGTAGAATAATTTAATGAATCATTTTTAGTTACTAAAGCTATATGTATATCCTTTAATGCTTTTCTTCTTGTTTTTACTACTAATGACATACTTCTCAAAATCCTTTCTTTTTATACTTCTTCCAAATAAGTGAATCTTAATCCTTTATGATATATTTTAGTATCGCTTTCAAATAAATCTTGTCCACTTGTAAATTTAAATCCATTTTCTTTTAATAATTTTCTAACTTGCTTTTTTAAATTATAAGCTTCTACAGAATCTTTACTCCAAATATCTACTTGTATATTGTGTTCTAATTCACTTGCTTCATCATCTTGAAAGCTTTCTTCTGATTCAAGATATTCATGTACGGTTATATGAGTTTTATTTAATTCATTATCATACCATCCTTCTATAACCATAATATTTAAAGGTTCTAATGTTTCACTTACTAAGGCTATAATATCAACCTCCAACTTATCACCTCTAATCTTCTAATTTTTTCACTAATTTTTCATAATGCTTTAAAGCAATATTACTATATTGTTTTCTTAATAGTTTATTAACTACTCCAAAAGAGTGGTGTGGTGGTCTTTTTGATGTTCCCCATTCTTCCATCTTCATATAGAAATACGGTGTATTATCTGATTTCTCCCATCCTACAATACATTGAAGCTTTCCTTTCTTTTTACTTATCTTAGGCTTAGGAATATTATCTGATGCATGGCCATTAGGTCTACTACCTTTTCTTCCACTCTTACTATTATCTTTGCTTTTATGAATTAATGGCTTTACAGTTTCATAAGCTAAATCACCACATTCTTTAAGCACCTTTTTATCAGTAGTTTCTAATTGATTTTCAGTAGCTAAACTTTCACAAGTTTTTATAAGTTCATTTAAACCTTCAAACTCAATTTCCCACCCACTCATTTATAAAACCTCATTGCATTTTAATTTTATAAATTTCTTATTATATCCTAGGAAATCAGCTTGATATATACTATACTTTCTTCCTTGCCATTCGATAAAAAAATCCTTTTTATTTCTTAACTCTTCTAACTTTCTACAGTACCTAACTTTGAATACAACTGTATTCTCTAACTTCATAGATATAGCTTCATATAGTTCCTTTCCATATAAGTCCAACACTTCAGACCAACATGGATAAAATTCAATCGGCTCTTCTTTTTGTCTTCTACCATTAACTACTTTTATAACTTCTTTTTTTATTAAAATTCTATTATTTAATCTATCCATTTTTGTCACCACAATATTTCAACTGAACTAATATAGAATTTAATGAAAATTCTAATTTCTTAGTTGTACTTCCAATAGCTACACTATCTCTGTTATCATACCAATGTTTAACAAGTAAACTTATAGCTAGTTTATAAAGTGATTTAGAGTAATCTTTTTTAATACCTGCATTTAATAAATATTCCTCTGCTGCATAAATAAGAGTTTGAATAAGAATATCATCTTCCTCAAAATCAACTCTTAAATATTCTTTTATTTCTTTTAATTCCATAAATTAAAAGCTACTCTATTATTGAGTAGCTTCTCCTGCTTCAACCTTATCTTTATTTTTAGGTGTAACTACTGTATCACCTATTTTTATAATTACTCCAAATTTTCTTATTTTTTCAGCATCAGTTGCTTTATCTAGTGGTGCTTCAACATCAAATCTTTCTATTATTCTTGCAATAGTTTGATTCTTAGTATATCCTGCTTCTTTTGATTGATCTATAAGATATTGCTTTCTATCTAAAAACTTAATTAATGTTTTTAAGTCCACTATCATAAACTTAGTTTCTTCTCCAGTATCAAATATTGTTTCTTCTAATTCAATAACTTGTCTACCTTTAAATATTAGCTCTCCACCATCTGATAATTCTTTTAATAATGGTCTACCTTGCTTATCCATTAATCCATCTAAATATCCTCTTCCCTCTGAATTAGTAACAATAACTGCTCTTTGTCTAGCATTAGGAGCTAATGAATTAATTGCTTTAACTAACCCTTGATAATCTCCTACAACTTCTTCTGCTAATAAACCCTTAGCTTTATTTACTATCTCTGAATTTTCTGTATTAACTGAGAACTCTGCAAACTCTTCATTTACAAATTCTAAGAAGTTTATTTCACTATCTTCTAACAATGAATTATCTATTGGTGCAAGTAATCCATAATCGTCTATATCATAAGTCATAGGTTTTGTATTTAACATAGCCTTAACTAATTCTTTATCTGTTTCTAGGTTTGCAAGTTTAGTAACTGTTGACCCTGCTCTTACTGGTAACTTTCCTGTATTCCTAGCTACTGGTATTACATGACAATATTCTTTTAAGGATGGATAACCTTCCTTTAACTTTTCAAATTCATTAACAAACTCTTGTGGTATTACTGCTCCGTTATTAGATGATGACATCACATCTCTTTCTTCTTCACTTAAAGCCATACCTCTTACAACTTTACTCATACCACTTATTTGAAGGCTTCTCTTTTCTTCCTTTGAAGTTTCTCCTCCTAAAGTTCTTCCAATAGATAGACTTCCATTACTTCTTTCTTCTTCAATGGCTTCCATAACTGATTCTATTTCTTCTTCAATTATTTCCATTCTAGCTTCTATCTTTTCTCTTTCCAAAGCTTTACTTCTAGCTTCATCTTCATTTCCTTCTTTAGCTAGTGATCTAACCTCATCTACAACACCACTTCTTTTCTCTTCTAACTCTTTTTTCTTTGCTCTTAATTCCTTTAATCTTTCAAATAAATTCATTCCTAAAATTCCTCCTAAATTTAAGTAATAAAAAAAGAGCCTTAACAATACATAAGCTCTAATAAATTACTTCTCTTTTCTTCTTTTTTCTTTACACTTGTTTTTATTTTTTCTAAACTTCTGCAATCTACCTCAGTATCTTCATAAGCAGGAAATGGCGTTGGTGATATTTCATATAACTCAACTTCTAATAAAGTCCTTTTCATTATTTCTTCACCATCTTTTTCAACTTTACTCCACTTATCATCAAGTACCTTGAATCCAAAGGAAGTACCATCAACATCCCCACGCTTTACACTTTCATATAAATCATTAGCAACTGTTGTATTAGGTAAATCAATATCGAACCTTAATCCTACTGAATCACTTTCTAGCCTTAAAGTACCACTCTTTGTTGAACCTAATACATTATCAGTATTATGATTATACAAGGCTTTTATAGTATTGTTTCTTAAGCTATTATCAAAAGCTCCCTCAGCAACAACTTCTACAAACTTATCTCCCCACCAATCTCTTAATACTTGTGATTCTACGTTATACTTTGATGCATAACCTGATATTGTTTTAACTCCACTTTCTTCATTTGACCTTGCCTCAAAATTAGAAATAAAGTGTCTTACTTCTCTCTTAACTTCCTTATGCTCCACTATTATCACCACCTTTCAAATATTGCTTTCCTGCCATAATTATTGGAATCATATTACCATTTGCAAGTAGTTCATCCCCTCCTTCTTTAGCAGGTAAATTTTCTTTTTTCCTTACCTCATTAGGAGATAAAAAACCACTTTGAATACCTATTCTATAAGATTCATATCTAGTTTTTATATCACTCCTTAAAATAGTATCAACATTAAATTCTACTCTTACATCTTTTAAAGTTTCATATTGGCTAAATAACTTATCCTGCATCTCTTGCTCATAATTAGTAAGAGATGGTTGAAGTGTTGTTATATAAAAATCTTTCTGTTGCTCTGTAAGGTTATTAAATGTTGCTCTCTCTAAATCATTTAGATGATAAGACTTCATTCCAAATGCTGCTGCAATTTCTCTCTTAGTTAACTTTGAATTTTCTAAGAATTGAGCATCAGCCATACTTAATGACAAAGGTTGAAACTGATAGCCTAAAGGGAGTAATGAAACTGAATGAGCATTCTCTAATCCATTACTCATTGATTCAAACTCTTTTCTAAAAGTTCTTTTAGCTTTTTCATCTAAATCTCCAACATATTGAATTACACCTTTTGTACTAAGTCCATTCTTAAAGAATTTATTTACAAATTCTTGTGTCGCTCTTCCATTTTCAACAGTACATTTTAAATAATCAAGTGGAGCTATTCCAATCAATCCATCTAAAGTAATATCTCCAATGAAGTGTAATATTTCATCTGAATATAGTTTATGCTTTATCCCCTTATTATCAATTACTATATACCAAACTTTACTTAAGCTACTTAAGAAATTATTATCATCAATTACTTTGGTAACATTATCTGAATCAATAGGATATATTCCTGTAACTTGTCCCTTTTTATTTCTTTCTATATACGCATATGCATTTCCCTTTAAAGTCCTTTGTGCTTCTATACACTTCCAAAAATTAATTGAGTTCATTAATGGATTAGGTTTATATTTTAAAATATAATAAAGTTCATGCTCTTTATATTCTTCCCTTTCCTTATAAACTTTTAAAGATAATTTACCTATACTTTCTGCTCTAATTTTTGTACATATATAAACTGTATTTTCTTTTAAAGCTTTTTTACCCGATATTGAAAATCCTAATTTTATACCAAATTTCTCCCAAAAGTTAGAATCTGATAAACTCGCTCCAATATCTTCATCATAATTACTTCTTTTACTAAACAAATTTTTTAAAAATTTCATCTATCCTCTCCCCCATAATTTCTTTAAGAAATCTTCTTCTGCAAATTCGCTCACATCTAAGTTTTCTCTATTCCAATATGTCATAGCTCTATTATGAGCAAATATACTAGAAGCTAATGGGTCAATTCTTTTGAATCTACTCTTCTTACTTATTTTTATTTCTCCAAAAGAGTTAGTATCAGTCTCTGCATTTTGAACACACCAAGTCATAAGTTTATTATCATCATGAACTATTTGCTTAACTTTCATTAAATCTCTAAAGCTTACAGTAGCTTCATTTAATTTTGCACAACTTTGTCCACATTGTACACATATATAACCTATTCTTTCTAATTCACTAACTAACATTGCAGCTCCATGAGGGTCATAGCTTATTTCAATAACATTTAAATCATATTCTTTAACAATACTTTGTATAGTATTTAGAACTGACCAAAAATCTACTATCAGGCCATCATTAGCTTCTGTCTTTATTAACCAACCTTTCTTACTCCATAATTCATATGGTACATTATCAGTTATCATTTTTTCATTAACTACCTCAGACGGTATAAATGATTGTCCAAATAGAGCATATTTTCTGACATCCCCATCTAAATAAGGAAACTCAAAAGCAATTGAAGTTAAATCTCCTGACTTTGATAAATCTATTCCAATATAACAATCATGTCCTCTAAAATTCTCTAAGGTTATGTCCTCTTTACAAGCTTTCCAGTATTCAACATCAACATATCTTTTTTCACCTGCTGTAACATATATATTGCAATTCTTAGTAAAGAACTCTATTCTTTTCTTTTCATTACTTGTATTCTTAGCTAATTTAGCATTTTCCCTCATGCTTTCTATTCCTTCAGGATAAGTACATAAAACTGGATTAGCTTTTAACCAAACTTCTTCATCAAAAGGATCATCTTCTTTTTCTAGTTCACAAATCATTACAAAGTATTTATCATTTTCAAAAGTACCATCTAATATTGAACAACAATCTAAATATTCATAGTAACAAGCAGTTTCTTCATAATCCATCCCCGCAGTAGTTATTATTACTAAAAGTGGCTCTGTTCTTGCCATCATACCTGATTTCATAACATCATACATATCTGAATTTGGATGCGCATGATATTCGTCTATAATAGCCATTTGTGGATTCTTACCATCACCAGTTTTACCAGCCTTCTTACTTAGATGTTTTATAAAACTATTACTCTTCTTATGTCTTATCTCCTTTTGAGTAAACTTAAACTTTTTCTTTAATGGTTTAGAAGTCATTAGCTCCCATTCATCAAAAACAATTTTGGCTTGATCTCTTTCGACTCCTAAAGTGTAAACCTCGGCTGCATTATATCCTTTTGCTCCTATTTCATAACCTGACATACCTGCTTCTAATTGAGATTTTGCATTCTTTCTCCCTACTTGAATAAATGCAAACCTGAACCTTCTATAACCTGTGTCTTTATGCTTCCAAGCTTCTATATTACAAACTACAAACTTAGCCCATGAATTTAATACTATTGGTTGTCCTTCTAATACTCCTTTTGAATGCTTACAGTAGCTATACCACTTAACTATTCTCTGAGCTTCTTTTTCATCCCAGTAATAGTCATAATCTTCATGCTCCATATTTTCTAAATCATTTAGAAATCTCTGACAAGCTTGTTTATGTCTTTTACAAGCAATAATTTCACCATTTAGTATTTTATTAGAATAATCAATAAGCTCTTCAAGAACTGTATTATACATTTCCAAAGTCCTCATTAAATTCTTTTTCTTCTTCATCTAGTTCTTCTGCTTCTTGAATAATTTTTAGTCTTGCTGCTGGACTTAACCCAAACTCTGCACCTAACTTTTTAATAACATCAGCATATTGAATTTGAATAGAAATCAAAGGATTCTTTTGAGTAGTTTCAAATCCTCTTTTATTAATATGTGTTACTGTAAGCTCATCACAATTTAATTTTCTAGTACACTCTATATACTTTTCTAAAGAGTTTGCTAGAATAGCTAAATTATAATTATCAATATTAGCAAGTATATCTACTGCATCTAGCTCTTTAACAATTTTCTTAAAAATACTTTTCCCCTCTTTAGATAACCATGTTGGTGGTCTTATCTTATCCTTTGGTAATCTTTTTAATTTTTCTTCTTGCTCTTGTCTTTTTTCAATTTCTTCATTAGTTAAATGGCTCTTGTTTCCATTTGCAAGAATTTGAGAAACTGAAATCATCTTCCTTCCCAAAACTTAAAATACCCCCTTTCACTTCAAAAACCGAAAAAATTTTTTCTGACATAGATACTGCGACCTTTTGAACCTTCTTAAAAACTTTTTATACACCCCCTAGCCCTTAGAAATTAGCTTAAATAACTCTTCTTGAGTATTTCTTTTAGTAACCATACCTTTTCTATACTTAGCATGTATTTCCTGATGACATGAATTACATAAAGAAAGCAGGTTGCTTGTCCTTAATCCAAGCTCCCTGCTTTCCTTTAACTCTATTATGTGATGTACAACATCAGCAACTCTTATTCTATTCTTACTTAAACAAACCTTACATAAGCCTAAATCTCTAGAAATAACATTAGTTCTAACCATATGCCATTCTTTAGAATTATAAAAAGCTTGTTCATCTTTGTCTTTTCTTCTTACCTTATAGTTCTTGTGTCTATCTTTATTCTTAAATGAATGCTTACTACAATAAGTTTTATTTAACTCAATTAAGTTAGTACACTTACTATAATTACATACTTTACTAGCCATCATACTCACCATTTATCTTATCTAGAAATAAATTCAAATTTTCTATTTGATATTCAAATGAATCATTATTCTTAACTAAAGAACGTATATTCTTAACTCTCTTTTCTAAATCTATCATATATTCTTTATTCGTTGACTTATTACCATCCAAATTTTCCAACTCTTCAAATAAATTCTTTATTTTTCCAATCACATCCTCTTTAAAAAGATAGAAAATAATTTTATATAAAAATCTATCATGCTCTTTATCTAAGTAGTATTTTAACGCACTATTTATTTGATATAAATACACAAAATTTTTTATTTGTACTTCCTTATTATCATATTTTATATTTTTAACCATATCAAAAAAACTATATTTTACATTTTCATTTAAGAAATATATTGCTTCGAATTCCATAAGCCAGTCATTTATATTCTCTATAACTTTTAAATCCCTCATACTTTCTGGAATTGCATTCTGATGTTTTAATAAAATCTCACTTTCCATAGCATTTTTAATGGAATCTAAAAATTGTTCAATTTCTGTTTTTACAATAAATATCTCTGTTTTTATTGATTCTTTTTTTTCAATAGAACTTTCTTCAGCTTGTCTTTTATCAGCTTCTTCTCTATCAGAAATACTTCTATTTAGTGTTAAAACAACACCTAGCATAGTAAATATACCGCCCATTAATGCTCCAGCAAGTGAGACAACTAATATAGTCCAATCTTTAAATTGAAAATATCCATTAATATAAAATGCCAAAGAACTAAAAGCAATAACAGCTATAAATACCCCTATTGATGCACAAATTATGTATCCTAATAATTTCATATTTTCACTTTTATTGTTCATTTTTCCACCTCCACCCACAATTATATATTGTTGCAACATTATTTTCAATATCCTTCAAATAATACCCCATAATACATATTGTGTGGTTTTAATGAATTATCTTTAAAGCTTATAAAATCTAAGTTTAAAGATAGTCTTAAAATTTAATGCCACCTCATTCTTTTATGTCCTATTTAATAGATTTTAAAACCTTTAATCATTCTGTTTATATGGCTCTGTTCAACCCCTATATAGTGTAAAGTTATTGAAGGGTCAGAATGATTAAATATCTTTTGGAGTGTAACAACGTCCTTATATTGCATATAAAAATGATATCCAAAAGTCTTTCTTAAAGTGTGAGTTCCTAAGTTATATAGTCCTAAAGTTTCACCTGCATCTCTTAATATAGTGTAAGCTTGTTTTCTTCCAATAGGTCTGTTATAACCTTTCTTTGACTTTATAAGAAATTGGTCTAAATCTTTTTCATCACAATATTTCTTTATTTCTCTTTTTAATATTGGTGTCATTGGAAATATTTTTTGCTTTCCAGTTTTCTTTTCTCTAATGGAAATATAATCTTTTCCTTTAACATCTCTAATTCTAAGACTTAAAATATCACTTATCCTTAATCCTGAATTAATACCTAGTATGAACATAATATAATTTCTTTCACTATACTTTCTTAAGTAATTAGCAATCTCATGTACCTTGTTTGAATCTCTTATTGGTTCTACATAATTCACTTTTGTCTTAATGCTCCATTTACTCTTTTATAGCTACTATGTTTCATACATTCATCAATTCCTTGACAAGGATCATAAATAACTACTTCTTCTTGACACTTTCCTTTTTGATATTTACTACATAATGGTGAGAAAAATGAACATGCACATTTAAGTCTGTTCCCTTCCCACAACATATACATAGGTAACTTTCTCTTTTCCATTTATCTCACCTCTTTTTTTGTAAAGTAAAAAGAGCCAACTATAAAGTTAGCTCTTCTAAAGTTTAAGTGGTTATTCATTTGATACTATTATATTAACGCATATAAAGTTAGCTATTCAACCACATAATAGTTAGAGTTTAGTCAGAAATTAGTTAGACTTTTTAAATTCATCATATCTAACTCTATTTTCTTAATTATTTTTGATTTTTTGCATATAAGATATTTAGGATTCATTCCTAACCTTTCAGCAATACTCTCCATATTCATTCCCCTAAAGTAATATGATGTGATTATCTCATACTCAACTTCATCTAAACATGATATTAGGTTTTCTATTTTCTTTATCCTCAACTCCTTATTTCTTTTTAAGTATTTAAGAAACTGTATTCTCTTTTCTTTTGATAAAACTTCATTTTCTACTGGTGATGTTATTTTATAAGTTGTTCCAGTCCTTTCTGAATATTGTAATGCTCCACATCCTTGATATTCATTTTCTACAGTTGCAATTTCTAATTCCAAAGCTCTTATTTCTCTTACTGTTTCCTTATAACTCTTTAATAATTCTTCTACATCATCCTTAAACTTAATCATATTACCTATCATTTGAATACCTCACTTTAACTTTTTTATTTATACTAACTAGGTTGTACAATATATAGCTTTTGTAAAGGAATTTTCACATCCTTTCATAATAACTTATATCCTAGTCAGTAAAAATCTTATTTAATAAATTTATAGCTTCATAACAAGTTGTTTGGCTTCACAGAATAATCTTGGCTCAACTAATGAATATTTTTTTGTTATTTTCATATCTTCACGCCTAAATCTCTCTTCTATATCAGCTAATCTTGTTCCATCTGCTTTAAATGCTATCGGACTATCCTTATCCATATAAAGCATTTTCTTCCATAACATAGGGTAATGATTTCTTAAACTTCTTAAGCTATTTAAACTTTGCTTAGGGCATAAATAACACCCCAACCTTTCAAACTTCCAATACATAGGATTTTTAAATCCTTTTAGTTTTATATAACTTAAGCAATCATCCTCTGTCATTTTTAACTCATATAGTGGAGCTATGCAGTTTTTAGGAAGTCTTTTATATCTCTTTGGCTCATCATAAGCTATTCCAACATATCTTTTATGCTCACCAATTTCTCTAAAATATTTATTTAATGGCTTCATTTTTAATCTGCTATTACACCAAGCTCCTAACATAAAAGGCCATCCCCATATCTGTCCTTTTCTTTTTCCAGTAGTATTAACTGTATAAAAATAATCTTCAAAACTCTTTTCTGATTTAATCCAATCAAATTTTATGCTAGGCTTAAGCTCTTTAAATTTTCTTTCTGCTATTTTAACAATATTAATTTGTTCTCCAAATTCTAATCCAGTATCACAGAACACTATTCTATCCAAAGGTAATCCCAATTCAATTATCTTTAATATCATAGCAGTACTATCTTTTCCTCCACTAAAACTAGCTATATATTGCATAATAACCACTCCTAAATAAATTTGATTTGCCCCACAACATTTACATTTAATGCTTTTATGTCAACTAATCTATAATATTTATAAGAACCTACACTTTTATAAACAAGAATTATGAAATCAAAGCTTTTTTAACTCTCTTGTTTTAGATCAAAAATACTCATTTGTCCCTTTAAAAGTTCCAATTACTTCACCTTCTTTTTAGTACTTCCCTATTTCCTACTTACCAAACTCTCTCATCATCTGATATTTCTTTAAAAGCATCTATATCTATATTGCACAATAACATTTCTATATCAGTTCCCTCACAACATATACCATCACATTCCATTTGATTAGTTATAGATTTATTTATAGTTTCATATCCACACTCTTTTTCTTCCCATATTTCTGTATAATCTTTTCCATTAAAATTAAGAGTTAATTTAATCTTTCCACCCTCTAAATCTTCTATTGTTAATTTCATTTTTCTAACACCTCTCCGTATCTCTCTTATAAACTCAATAGAACGTTTTATCTATTAAGACAATGCAATAGTTCTCTCTTTCTAAGAAAACCTCCCACACGCTATTTTTAGTTAATAGAGGATGGAGCCTTGTCCAATCCTCCAATAACTTTATTTTAGGTTTATCAAAGAAACTTATTTGATTACTTACCATTTCAATCTTTGTCCGCAATTAGGACAATACTTCCAATTTACAGGATACTTACAAACTGGACACGCTTGACTTACATTTTCTGTTTTAACTACTTTCTTAGCCTTGTCTTTATTTAGTAACTCTTGATGCTTTGATTTATCTCCTACAGCTTCAAAAAATCTATCAAAAAGTATTCCATGTTCTTCTAGTATCTCTTTCATTAACTCTTCATCATAATGTCTTATACCTCTATAATCACTTTCAAAAGCTCTTTCACATTTTCTTTGAATTATGAAATAATTTCCTGCCTCTTTCCTTAGAACCACTAAAAGATTTTCCTCACCATATTCAGTAGAATCTTTGTGATAAAAACATTGAACTCTATTCCAACCAGTACTCTTAGCATCTATCAAATAACTATTGCTGTTATCTTTTCTTCTTCCGTCATATTTTCTCACTCCAAGTTCTTTCATATATTCCTCAAATATACCTGCAAATTGTTTAGTATTGCTCAATTGCCAAATCTTTAATAACTTATCCTTCATTTTTACCGCTCCTATATTTTTTATGAATAACTATCTTATTTTTTGAATATAATATTAAATATAAAATTAAATATAATTACAGAGGTGATTTTATGAAGAGATTTTTTAAATCTATGATGATATTTTTATCATTTGTATGGATGATATTTTTATCATCTATATGCATATTACTAATAATCTTCGTACTATCTTTATGCATATTAAAATGTCTTTAATTTTTTTAATTAAAGCTGTAGGATAGATATATATGTATCTATTCTATTAGAGCAAATGTTAAAATAAATTAAATAAATACTTCATTAATCACCTTTAAGATAGAGAGTTGTAAAAAGCAACTCTCTTTTTGATTACTCTTAGTCACCTACCTAAAATGGAATATCCCCATCATCAACTGGTATCATATAATCGTTGAAATTATCATTATTTACTTTACTATCACTTGAATCAATAAAATCAAATCCATCAACTACTACATAAGTTGTATATCTTCTTGTCCCATCTTGTGCATCATAACTCCCAGTTCTAATACTTCCTGCTATACTAAATCTTTTACCTTTAGTTAAATACTGAGCTATAACTTCTGCTCTCTTAGAATAAGCTATACAATTTATAAAATCAGCTTCTTGTGTTCCATCTTCTTTTTTGTAATCTCTATTTACTGCTAATGTGAACCTTGTTACTGCTGTTCCTTTATTAGCAGTAAATCTTAATTCAGGATCTTTAGTTAATCTCCCAACTAAAACAACTTTATTCACTTAAATCATCCTCTCTATTCATAATACTTTCTATTATTTCTTCCCCTTGCTATGGCAATAGCATTAAATTTGTATTTATCATATTCTAATTCTTTTGCCTTACGCTTCTTTTTTAAGTCATTAACATATCTAGCAACAAATTCTTCTTTACTTAGTTTCATATTAATCACTCCTAAAATTCTGATAATCTTTGAGTTGGTAAATTATAATTTAATTCAACTACTCCAGTTCTACCATTTCTACACTTAGCAAAGTTTATTTCTAAAACATCATCCACTATATCTTCCTTATCCTCTCTTGCTCTATAATAACCATCTCTATAAAGAAGTCCTATTACATCAGCATCTTCTTCAATGCTTCCAGTATCTCTTAAGTCTGATAGTATTGGTCTATGGTCTGCTCTTTGCTCTGATGCTCTTGAAAGTTGACATAATGCTACCATTGCCACATTTAACTCTTTAGCCATAGCCTTTAATGAATTTGATATATGGCTTGATTGCTCATATTTACTTCCCTTTGTTGTTGGTCTTATTTTCCCTATATGATCTACTATGATTACATCTAACCCATGCTTTATTTGAATTTCTTTAGCTATTAATCTTATTTGATTTACTGTTATTGATGCAGGTTCATAAACAAATATATTATTCTTCCTGCTTAATCTATCAAAAACATTTAATAAGCTATTCATCTCAGCATCATTAAATCTTCCTCTAGCAATCTTTCCATTTTCTATACATGTATTTGAAGCTAATAACCTTTGTCCCATTCCTTCTGTACTCATGTCTAACTGGATATATAAAACCTTGCCTTTTATATTTTCCATAACTGCTAAAGATAAAGCAGTTTTACCCATTGAAGGCCTTGCTCCAAATACAATAAAGTCTTTTTTCTCTAATCCATTTGTCGCATTATCTATTTTTTGAATTCCTGTACTTATTCCAGTTAGTCCACTTTTATTATTAAAAGCTTTCTCAATCTTGTTTAAAGTTTTCTCCATTACCTCACTCATTGTATAAACCTTATCTTCTCTATCTGATGAATTAAGCTCAAGCAAAGTATTTTGTAATAAATCCACTTTTGATTCAATACTTCCACCATCAGTTATTATGCTTTTACAAGCAACAATTAACTTTCTTTCCTTGCTCTTTTCTTTAACTAAGTTTAAATGACTATCAAATGTACCTCTTGATGTGTGATATGATATTTCAGTTAAGTCAGATAAGGTGATAGCTTGTGCCTTTATTTCTTTGGCTAACTTCTCAGCGACTATTGTTAAATCAAAACTTATGTTATCCTTAAACAACGCTCTCATAGCTCTATATGTAATTTTATTTTTAGAGCTATAAAAATCATTCTCTTCCAAAGAACCCATAGCTTTTATCATAAAATCATTATCTTGTATAATAGTTCCTAAAATAGCTTTTTCACTATCAATAGCGTAATTACTCTCCATACTCTCACCTTTAATAATCAAAATTACCTTTCTTTATATTAAGATTACTCTTGCTTATTTCTTTTTTTCCTGATCCAAAGTCTTGATTTAAATATCCTTCAAACTTATTACCAAATAAAGTTTCAGGCCTTAAATATTTCTCATACTCTGTACCTTTCCATTCAGAAACTTTACTATCTATAACCTTAAAGAACTCTTCCTCATTAAATCCTTCATCTATCCTTGCTTTAATTAAAGATTGTGTCTTTCTAGTTGTAGATTTATATGATTTTCCAGTCTTTGAATTAAGATAATCTATAACTCGACTATATATAATATCATTAGAATCTTTTATAGAAGAATCTTTGTTGGGACATATTGTCCTAACCCTTGGGACACTTTGTCCTAACCCTTGGGACATTTTGTCCCAAGGTATATATTCTGTTAAGTTATCTAATTTTGAAGTAATATTTATATAAGAAAATTTTCCTCTTATCCCATCTTTACAAAATAAAACTTTTCTTTCTATTATCTTTAAATCATCAAACTTTTTTAATCTTCTTTTAAGACTTCTTTGAGTTCCTATTATCGGTATTTGTTCTAATAAATACCCTTGATCTATCCATATAAAACGCTCTCCATCAATAATTTGAAACTGCATATTTTTACTTGAATACATATCTTTAATTACTGATAATATAAGAGCATCATCATTATCTAACCCTGCTTCTAATAATCTTTTCTGACTAAATCCATGAATTGTGTATTTCAATTTTATACACCTCTTTTCTTGCCTAAATTAATCTTCGATGCTAAAATTAAATTGTAAATATTTTTGAGTATATTGATTGCTTTGGTCGGTATCAATACACTTCTTTAGAGCTTCTTTATATGACATACCATTTAAAGAAAGCTCTATTATTTTTTCAATAATTTTATTCATCTCAACTTTATCCATATTTAAACCTTTCTTACTAGCATTTCTGCTTCACTCAAAATCTCTAAGAATTTAATTTGTGATGTTTTCTTTCCAAAACCAAGTCTATTAAATCTGATATCCTCTTCTGCAATACATAAAATGGTTTTAAAATCACAAATTGAATATTTGTTTTTTAATCTTTGAATTGCTTTTAATACCATAGTTACCTCCTATAGCTTGTACAAATTATTTACATTGTATTATTTCTTTAGCCTTTTCATTTTCAAGCTCTATAGCCTTTTTAGCTAATAAACTATTAAATTTTTCTATAGCTTCCATAGATGGTTGTTTCAATATTCTTACTTTAGTTGTTCCTATATATCCATCTGTTATAAATACATTTCCATCTTTTATAATTTTCTTTGGAAATAAACTTCTATCCCAATCTTTAGGATCATCTTTTTTTCTTCTTGCCATATTACTTAATCCTCCCCTAAATATTTTTCGGCTATAAGTCTCATTTCTGCTGCTCTCTTTTCTAATTTTGAAAAGAACTTTACTATAACTTCTAATTCTTCTCTTTCTGATACATCAATTACTCCATCTTCAACTATTTTTAATAAGGTCTTCTGAATATTAACACTATCATCTAATGTATTAGCTACTGAAATCGCAAACTTATACAAATTATCAATATTCTCTGATTCAATTATTGGAGTAATTCTCTTGCCAATAGGACATTCATTACAGCAATAATGATTTAAAAGTTCAGGAGCGTTATATGCTTCTGCCATAATGACAACTTTATCTACTGGAACTACTTTACAAAGGTCTAACTCATAATCAGTTAATGAATCCTTTGAAATTCCTAAAAACTCTGAAGCACCCTCCCTACTTGAAAATTTAGAATTAAATTCAGCAGCCTTTTTTCTTGCAATACAATACACATTATTAGCTGCTTTAGTTGGTTGCTTTGCCATGTATTTTATTCCCCTTTCTTGAGATAATATCTTTGTAGACAAATTGTTTACTTATTAATCAAAAAAAATAACTTCAATAGGTAAATTAAACAAATCAGAAATTATTTTTGCTTGATCCAAAGTAATCTTTCTGTCTCCTAACTCTAACTTATTATAGCCACTTTTATGTTTATAGCCTAATATTTTAGCCATATCATTTTGAGTATATCCTTTATTTACTCTTATTTCTTTTAATTTTTTTAGCATTTTTACCTCACATCTTTCTGTAAACAATTTGTTTACCACACCTTTAGTATAATAGACATTTTGTCTACCGTCAAGTTTTTTATTATTTTTTTGTAATCTTTTTGTTTACATAATATAAAGTATACAATTTGTACACTATAATAATTATAAGGAGTGATAAAATTATGAATACTTTTGGTGATAGATTACGTCAACTTAGAATAGATAAAGAACTTACTCAAGAAGAACTTGCCAATCAATTTGGTTTACATAAAACTAGGATTTCACAATATGAACTAAATAAACGTCAAGCCGATGATGAATTAAAAAAGAAATTTGCCGAATACTTTGATGTATCTGTAGATTATTTAATAGGTAATACAGAAATTAAAGAATCTGCTGATAAATTATTAAAAGATAAGTCAGTTACCATTGCTCTACACAATAAAAATGGTATTGATGATGAGCTTCCTGATGAAGCTAAAAAGGAAATTGAAGATTTTATTAAATATGTTAAACATAAGTATAAAAAATAATTGTGCAATTATGCACTTTTATTTTTTATATTTATATTATTTAAACTAATATTACTATTAAAAAAAGGAGACAGAATGCTAAAAAACTTTTCAAAAGAATACACATATGTTATGCCAAAAAAAATATGTAATGATAAGGGAATATATGAATTTATAACAAATCTATATAATGCATTTAAATATTGTAGTAATTCTAAAATTACTCTAATCTCATCATCTATTAGATATATAGATCCTATAATGATGTCGCCATTGGGATTAATATTAACTAAATTTAAATCCAGGAAAAATTTTGTATGTTTTAATTCATTAAATAAATCGATTATAAAACATCTGTCATCATATGGATTCTTATCACCAGATTACTACAATGGTTATATTAATCAACATACTATTAAATATAATAACTTCAGCTCTGAAAACTTTAATGAATTTAAAAAATACTTAAAAAGTTCCCTTAAAGATTTATTTGATAATGATACATTAGAAAAATTTTTGCCTTATTTATGGGAACTATTTGAAAATGTGAAAATGCATAGTGGAAATAAAAAAAGTAAATTTAAAAACAAAGAAATTTTCACATGTGGATACTATGATACACAAAAAGATTATGTTACTTTTTCTATATGTAATAATGGTAATACTTTCAAAAAGAATATATCTTCACTTAGAAATATAGAATTTGAAAGAGAATTTGAATATATAACTTGGTCTCTTAAACGTTCAAATTCAACCAGAACAAAAGAAACTCCAGGAGGGCTTGGATTATCACTAATTTGTGAATTAGTAGAAAAGTCCAAAGGATCTTTAACTATTATTTCAGGAAAAGGATTTGTTCAATACGATTTTAATAAAAATATCTTAATAAATGATGATTTCGGCTCATCCTATCCTGGTAATATAATAACAATTCATTTGCCTATTAGTAAGACAAAAGAATACTTAGATACTATAGAAACACCTTTTTTAAAAAAAGTTATAAGTGCAAAAGATTTATTTATGGAGGATCTTTAAAATGTGTATATTTTGTTATTTAGACAATTATAAACAATATAAAGTAAGAAAAGGAATTCAATTACGATGTGATAGATTTGAACATACATTAAATAAGTACAAACTATCATTTATATCAAAATTTAATAGCAATTTAGAAGAAAAACTATGTGAAGAACATAATACTGAATACAATAAAGAAATTCTTAATTGCTTAAAAAATATAAATATTAAAGATATTGATGACTTTTTTGAAGAATTGATAAATATATATATATCATGGATTAATTCCCAACCCAAAATTGCAATTGAATCATTAGAAGAATTACTATCTAAAAAAGATATTTTATCTTTCAAAGTAAAAATGGATGGTAAAGTTTTGTTTAGAGGAAGAAATTGCAACTCATTTTTATCTCATTGGGATATGTTTCATATTCCTTTTAATAGGAGATTTTTAATAGGAAATCAACGTTATTCTTTAGTAGGACAACCTTTACTTTATCTTGCAACTAGTCCATATTGCGTATTTAAAGAGTTAGGCGGTACTGAAGATATAAAAATTTCTTCTTTTAGAATGGCTTATAATGATACTAAAGAAAATAATCTTATTTTCTTTAATAATAGTAATAATTTTAATAACTTAATAGAAACAAAAGAACAATTATTAACTAATTCAAAATTAGATAGTTTAATCTGTAAAGAAGTTGATAATAATTTAATAGAGAAATCTTTTTTTCAATTTATTCTTTATAGTTGTTGTAGCTTTAGCAAAAAATCTTTTAAAACATCTTACTTTTGTGAGGAATATGTTTTACCTCAAATTTTATCTCAAGTTATAAAATCACATAACAATAACGAATTTCAAGGTATAGTTTTCGATTCAACAAGATGTTTTGATGACGAAAAACTTGCAACAAATCATAAAGTTTTTGATTCATTATGCAAAAATATATGTGTATTTACTAACTATGATTCTAAAGAATCTACTACAGTAGGCTATGTGTATGACAAAGTACTATACGAAAAATTTTCAATATCAGCAACACTTTCCTATGAACATAGTTCAGTAGAAACTGAATATTACAGTACTGAAAAATCTTTAAAATTAGTTAATTCATTATTATCTAAACAATTAGACAATTATCATCATAATTTGTTATATGAAATTAATGATTATATCGTTACTTACGAAAATATAATTATCAATAGTATTGATAATTTTATTTCTAAAGAAAATAAAGATTTATTTATGAACTCTATGAATTTGCATAATCTATTATTAAGAAATATAATATTAAATGTATGTGATGATTTAAATTAACTATCACATTAAAGGAGGTATCTTATAAATGGAATTCAAAATAAGTGAACTATTATCATTAAGATCTGCAATCTCTGCTTCTGATGGAGATAAACTTTATGATTTGATTTTTCCTAAGTTAGAACATAATTTTAATAATAAAATAGATGAAGATGTTTTTATAGATTTTTCAAATATAGATGATTTAACAACTGCATTCATAAACAATAGTATTGCAAAATTATTTTACACTTTAGATTCTGAATATTTATTTAATGTACTAAAATTCAAAAATTTTAGCAATCCTACTCACGTTAATCTAATAAAACTTTCATTAAGTAATGCGCTTTTGATGAAAGGAAAAAAGTAGTATGCTAATGCATACTACTTTTTTTCTCAATATAACAGAACATATGTTCGACTTTTCGACGAATAAATGTTACAATTATCCTGTAAATATATAAAATGGATGGTGAAACTAATGAAAAGTTTAAGTAATATTTATAGTTTAATTGAAGATGAAAATATAGAATTAGAAGAAGTTTTCTTTAAATCATCTAACATTGAAGGTATATATTTTAAAGTATCAGGAATGAATCCTATAATTGGAATACACAAGAAACTACTTACTGATACTAGAAAATATATATCTGTATTAGCTGAAGAACTTGGTCATCACTTTACTTCTTCAGGAAATTTAACTTCTGAATGTATAACTTACTCTGATAAAATTAATAGAAGTAAGCAAGAAAAGAAGGCTAGAATGTGGGCTGCTAACTATTTAGTTTCTGATGAAGAAATAATTGGAGCTTTATTACACATATCTGGTACTTTAAGTGGATTGGCTCTCCATTTTAATGTTACCGAAGAAATTATAAAATATAAGTTATTATCAATCTACCTAAAAGAAGATAAGTTTAGAATATCTAAATTAATGATTATGGAAGATGAAATAATTTATAATTCTTGTTCTGTTTAATGGAGGTCTATTATGAAAAAAGTTGCTATTTATTCAAGAAAATCTGTTTTAGTTGAAGGATCAGTATCCATAGAAACTCAGATTAATATGTGTAAAGATTATATAAATAATAAATTTCCTAATGCTAAATTTAAAGTTTTTGAAGATGAAGGTTTTTCAGGTGGAAATATTAATAGACCTGCCTTTCAAAAAATGCTTAGAATGGCTCAACTAAATGAAATTGATATAGTTGTTTGTTACAAGGTAGATAGAATTGCTAGAAATACCCTAGACTTCTTAAAAATATTAGAACTATTTAAAGAAAATAATGTTGAACTTATTTCTATAAGTGAAGGTTTTGACCCAAATACTCAAATGGGAAAAGTTATGTTAACACTATTGGCTAGTTTTGCCGAAATGGAAAGAACTAATATTCAACAAAGAGTAAAAGATAATTTATTATCTATAGCTAAAAAAGGCAAATGGACTGGTGGCTCACCTCCTACTGGATTTAAAAATGGTTTAAATGGTGGACTTGAATGGAATAAACAAGATATGATTTTAGATGTTTTTAATATGAAATATGAGAAAGAAAAAAACTCTAATATTATTAAATATATAAAAGAAAAATATAATCATAATTTTCTTGGAGGAACTTTAGCTACCACATTAAGAAAACCTATATATGTTAAAAGCTCTCCCTCTGTATCCTTATACTTAAAAACTAAAGGATATATAGTTCAAGGTGATGAAGATAATATACATTCGTATCTAACATATACAGATAAAGAAACTAAATATGCTATTGTTAGTGATATAGTTGGATTAATAGAGCCGTCTATTTGGATTTCTATAAATAAAGATATGGATAAAAATATATCAAGAGAAGGTAATAGATTTAGTGAGAAGTTTTGGCTTACTAAAACAGTTAGATGTAAGTATTGTGGTCAAACATTTTGTGGACAAACCAAAACAACTAAAACTAAATATTATAATAAATATGGTGAAGAAAAAATATATATTTCTACTTATAGCTACTACTCTTGTAGAGATGCTGTTCGTGGCAAATTGAAAACTTGTAAAAACACTAAAAGGGTTAAACAAGAAATATTAGAATCTAAGGTATCTGAACTTATACATTTGCTTAAAGATAAAAAAACATTTAATTCTTCATATTTTTCTAATAAAATAGATAATTCTTCTAAAATAGATACTATAAAAAAGCAAATAAAAAGTGTTGATAAAACTATAAATAATCTTACTGATAAAATAGCTTTACTAAGTAATGAAGCTTCCCTTATTTTTATATCTAAATTAGAAGAATTAGTAAAAGAAAAATCTATATTAAAAGATAATTTACTACAACTAGAATTACAAGAGCTTAATTCAAATACTAAAAAAGATAGCTCATTAGTTTATAATAACATACTTGCATTTAATGATGATCTTAGTGTAGATGACAAAAGAAAAATAGCTATGAGTTTATTTAAAGAAATTATATATGATCCTGAAACTGATTCGTTAGATGTTACTTTCATGTAACATCTATTTTTGTCTAAATAAACATTGGAGAACATCCACCACGAATATATCCAGTATATTTCATTATATCCTTAACTGCTATCATTTCAACTTTCTTTTCGCCTGCTATCTTAGCAGCACTCTTTAAGTCTAGCTCTTCTGCTACTGGTATAACAAAAACATATAACTCTTTGCTTGTTCCTTGAGCTACTAATGTTTTAAATACATTTTTCTCATCTACTCCAATTTTATGAGCTACTGAAATTCCATCTATCTTTCCATCTTCGCTTTCATAACTTAACATTTCATATGAAACCTTTTTAGAATCCAGTATTCTCATAGCATTTGTCTTAAGCTTCTTATCTTTTGCCATAACTTTCACCTCTTAAACTTAAACTATTTATTATTATACAATAAAATTCTTTAAAAACTAAAGCCTAACTTAATATTATCTTAAATGAAGTTAATATAAATTAAAATATTTTGTATACATATTTTGGGTATATAATACCAAAGCTTATTGAACCAAAATACTATATTCTTTCAAGAATATAGATGTAAGACATTAGAAGAAACTACCTTTAGGCAAAATTTAAAAAGCTAGATTACTAGATTAATTGCAGGATATACCCAAGATGAACTCTCAAAGTTAGTAAGCTTATCAAGATCATATATAAATGATTTAGAAGCTGGAACACAAACTCATTTAACCAAAGCCAATTTGCTTAGGCTAAATGAGTATTTAGATAAAGATTTGGTCATGAATGACTACTTTTATTTTGTACTTAATCAAAAAAATATACTTAAACAACTATTAAAAAAATACTCTGTTCATGAACTCTCTAAATTCTTAAAAGTACACGAATCAACTATAAACAAATAATATTATGAAAATTATCAAATTTCAAATTATAATTTAAAAAAATCAAAAATTTATATATAAATAAAAGCTAGTTTAAATCTAGCTTTTATTTTTTCTTTATTAGATAATTTTCTAATAATATAATTTTCGTGTCCTCAAAACTTTCCAATTCTTCCATTACTTCATCATTTTTTACCGTCATTGCAACTATTGTTTGTCCCTCTTTTAAATTACTTATGCTATTTAAAAAAGTCTTTAAATCATTGTTTATAATATTTTGTTGTTCTGGCTCATCAAATATCATAATTCCTGGATTATTTTTTTTAATAGCAGAAATATAAAGTGATATAGTAAATGACCAAATACATCTTATACTATCACTTGCTGATGAATTAAATTTTAAATCAAAACCATCTAATATTGGAATTAATGATTCTTTTGAAATTTCTATTTTTTCTATTTCTTCTGAATCAATACTTTTATAACTATATTGTTTTAATAGCTCTTTAAATTTTGCAGAAAATCTACCAACCTTTTTTATATCTTCTTCTGTATAATTATCTTTTGGCATTTCTTTTAATTCTTTAACTGATTTCACATATTTTTCCGAATATAAACTTAACTCTTGTAAAAAATCTTTTATTTCTTTTACTCTTTCATTTAATGATTTTATTTCATCCTCCATTCTTATTTTTTCTTTAATAACATTTTCGCTATAGCTTTCATCTGGCATGTACAAATCGTTAACTAAATCTCTTATTATTTCTTCAACATGAATAATCTTTCTCTCTAATTCATCTATATATGAGGTTTTACTTTTTATAAGATTTTCTTTTTCTAAAATAGAATACTCTATTAATTTTTTTTGTTCCTTTATATGTTTTATATTATTTTCCAATGACATAACTTTAAAATTATTATCATTTAATAAATTGTCAGAAATAGAGTTACCACAAATAGGACACTCATTATGTACTATACTCCAATCTTGTATTTTATCTAATTTATTTAATTTTTGAGCCTCAGTATTTTTATTTAAATCCTCAACGACTTTTTCTAAGCAACGATTTAATGATGCTTTACTATAAGTTAACTCTACTCTCTCTTTATTTTCTTCTGAAAGTTTAACCTTCAATTCTTCCAAGTAATTACTTTTAGATATAATTTCACCTTTTAAATTTTCAATATTGTCTTTAACAACAAATTTTTTTGAATTATAAAATTCAATCTTATTATTTAATTTATCAATATATACATTTAAGTCTATTTCAGATGAATCATCTATTCTCTTTGTTAGCTCTAATTTCAAATCTTTAGAATAATTAAATTCATTAATATCAAAATTCAAATTTTTTATGCTAATAAAACTTGAATCTAATACTTTTTGTAATTCTTCAAATTTAGTCGAATAAGCTTTATTATTTAATTTAATATCTTCCTTTAGATTATATTTTTGCTTTTCAACTTCTAAAGTATCTAATCCAATTAAATATTCAATTATTCTTTTTTTAACTTCTTTTATTTTAAAATATTTAGGGGTTCCAGCTAATATATCACTCCATCCTCTTTTTTGTTCTATAAAAAGTGCTGAAAATATTAATTGTATATATAATTTTCTATTTGACTCATCATATGTAGGAACTATTGGTAAACTCAATCCTATAAATTTTTCTAAAAAATTATGAAATCCATTTGCATTTACAGCTGCTCCACTTAAATGAATATAATATGGTTCATATTTATTCTCTGAAATATTATTTAATGTTGTTTTATATACTTTTATTAAATTGCTTTCAGTTACATTACGAGAAATTGTACATATTTCTTTTTTATCATTCTCTATTTCCAAAATAAATTCACTATTTTTAACTCTATATGTTGTTTTATCATCTATTATCTCTGTTCTATATACATTTCTTAATGCTTTTACCCCTTTTCCACCTAAAATTTCTTCTATTCCTAATGCATAGTAAATAGCTTCTAATAGCGAACTTTTCCCTTGTGTATTTTCATAACTAATAATAAAATTATTTTTTTTTGAAAAATCAGTTTCAAATCCATATTCCCCATTTGTTGTATATACATTTATATTTATTTTATTAATCTTAAACATTAGTACCACCTTAATTTAAACTTTCTGTTATTAAAGTTTCTGTTAATTTTTTACCTATTCTTTTTAAAACTGAAATATCTTCATTAAATATTTCTTTTTTTGTATATATCTCATCTACTAAAACTTTTCCTTTATCTGTTATCATAAAATTACCTGTATTATTAACAGATATTATTTGTTCAGCATACGCTAATGATAAAGCTCTATTTATAGCTGGATCATACCTTACAACTAATGGATTACTTAACTTATTTTCTAAAAAATTATGTAAATCTACTTCTTGCTCTTTATCGTCAAGCGCACTAATAATTATATTTATCTTCTTCAAACTACAAGTATTACTTCTACCATTTATATTCATAACAAGTAATATTTGAGCTAATCTATAAAGACTTCTATATTTTACTGGAATACTAATTTCTCTTTTAACAACTTTAACTTTTTTTATATTATCTAAAAACTCATCTTTTAAACTCATATTAATGCTTCACAACCTCTTAATAAAACTCTAATGGACATTCAGCTAACCAAGTAGCTATAGTATCGTGTTTTAATTGATTAAGACTTTTTAAATCTACTAAATCATCAAACTCTTTTTTTAATTTTTCCTCAAACTCATTCATTATAGAATTAAATAAATTATAATTTATAGTAGAATCAATATTCATTTCACACCTTATTTCTATTTCACTTTTACATGCTTCTTGAATATATAGTATTCTCTCAAACAATTCAGGATTTTTATCAGATATAGATGTTCTTAATTCTAACCAATTAAGATAATGACTTGCATAAATATCCACCATTTTATTTATTCTTTCTATAGGTACTTTTTCATTAGTAATAGCCTTCATTTTTCTCTCTATATTTTTCAATTGCTCAGAAGGATAGTTGTCCCTATCTATTTCTCTTGATTCCATTAATGGAAATGAAAATTTTATACCTTTAGTAAGATTCACATACCTACATATTTCTGAACTAAAATCTTCAATAACCTTTATAACTATCTTAAAATCATTTGATATATAATCCAAATTATTTTTTTTCTTTTCTTTTAATACAAAATCCTTCTTTTTTTCTATATGTTTAAGTATTCTTTTATCTCTATACTCTGGTGTTACGAAATGCCACTCCTTTATAATAGGTACTCCTAAAGCTTTTAACTCATCACCATTACTTACTAATTTGTTTATGTCCTTAGTAACTTTATCTCTCAATTTATCATTTAATTCATTATTAGAATATTCTTTTTCAGGGCAATAACATTGATAGACTATACCATTATGTGTATAGCCTTCTATTCCTCCATCCCCTTCATAATTAGATGGTATTTTAACAAAATGATACTCTTGATATCTTTCTCTATAACAATAATCACAAATTTTTTCCCAAGTATCACCATCTAATTTATTACCCAAAAGATTTATCATTAATATTTCCCCCTGTAAAAATATTTATAGATTTTTCATTATCATCCTTTTTTCTAGGAGATAACATACTCAAATCTACTAATATTTTTTTTTCATCTTCTAACATTATTTCAGCTATATTTAATATTTCGAAATAATCTATTACTATTATTTTTTCATTTTCAAAATAAATAGGTAGATTATTTTTTTGTAAAGTCTCTAACTCTTCAACATTCATAAAATAATCCACCTCCTTAAAACAATAGTTTACAGTATAATATTAACATATTTTCCTTTTAGATTTCCACCATAGAAAAATTTATATAGTATCATATACAATAGTTTATGTTTTGTTAATTAATATTAATCCAATTTAGATTAACAAGTAATAACATATTTTTTTGTAAACCACGCTGTCTTATACCCATTACCTGCATAATATGTTGCTAAAGCATAGTTTCCTTCTACTCTATGTACATATAACCTCTCATTATTTTTTACATATCCCATTCTATTAGAATCAATTGAAGGTTCATATCTAGCATCAAGCTCTGTAACTATATTAAATGATCTAGCATTAGTATCTA